CGCGGTGTAGAGAACCGAAGTCGGCCCGCGCGGCGCCGGCTGCGAACCATCCAGCGTATAGAACACCGCCGCGCCCGGCTGAGCGCTCGCGAGCGTCACTGTCTGCGGCGACGCCGACCCCGCGCTGGAAATCGTCGGCGCAGCGAGCTGCGACACCGCGTAACTCGCGCCCGCCTGGGTCCGCACCCGGATCTCGTAGGCCACCACGTTCGGTTCCGTCACCCGCACCAGCGCTTGCGGCGCGGCGCAGAAAACTTCATTGAACGTCGTGGGCCGGTAGAGATGCAACAACGCCAGCGCCGTCTCGGCCACCTCGAGCGCGCGCGGCCCGGTCGAGACCGGAACATTCTCGCGAAACCGCACCGCAATCTCGACCGGATCAAAAATCGGCCCCGGCGCGGTCCGCGAGGCGACCAGCGCCTGCGGCACCAGCACCACGCCGTAGGTTCCCGCCGCCGCCACGCCGGACTGCAACTCGAACGCCATGTCGCGGGGCGTCTCGACCAGGACGGGAATGGTGGCGAAGAAGGAATCGGCGAGGAGGCGGTCGGCGATTTCTTGTTGGATGGAAGTTAGGATGCTAGACATACAGAAGGTAGAAGTTTGAAGGAAGAAGGTAGAAGTAGGGGGAAAGCGGAGCGAAGGACCGCAGGTAGCAAGTTCGAAATGCCTTCACTTCTTCCTTCTACCTTCATCCTTCTGCCTTCCCTCACACCCCCTCCTCCTTCCGTTGCGTAAAATGCCGATGCCGCGCTTCAATGCTCGGCCTCGGCGCGGAGGTCGTCTCCAAGGTCGGACTGTCGGGTTCTTCGATGTTGAACGTGCCGGCGGCGACTTGTTCAAGCAGACGCACCGCGCGCCCGGAAGCCAGCAACCGCACATCCTTCGGCGGCACGCCCACGCGCTGCGGCAGCCGCACCGCGACCAGATCGAGCGCGGGCGCCAGCAGCTTTTGCGGAATCGTGCCGGGCAACCCGAGCGTATTTGGCCGGTAGGCGCCCACATAGCCGCGCACCAGGTCCACGACCTGCGCCAGCGTCGGCGCGAGCGGATCGGTTTGTCCTGAGGCGAGCGCCGCCGCGCGATACGTCGCAAGTTCGGTTTCAGACAGGACGGTTAGGACGTCGCTTTCAGCGGGGGATATCCACATAAATTTTCTTTCAATGAAGATTTTTTAAACAGGAAGACATGAAAAAATGAAAACAGGAACCGAATGGAAAAAAATCCAGCCGCAAGCAGTGCGTTGTGGATTCGCTTTCTGTCGCCTGAGGAAGACAGAAATAGTTAGACGTCCTTCGACTCCGCCTCGCTTCGCTCAGGATGACGATCTTTAAAAAGTCGCTCACGCGACGGCCATCCTGCAGATGCGGGACAGCCACTAATTCCGGCGACGACAACGGAGATGAGCTTTTTCCAACAGGTGCAGGGCCACCCGAAACTGCGCAGTGCAAGCGGCTGATAATCGAACCCAATTCGATTGAATTTCCCCAACCCGATGTTTCTTTTGTCTTTTTCATGTATTTCCTGATTTCATGTTTTCCTGTTAAAATCGGTTACGGATCGGACGTTGACCGGTTTAGTGTTTAGGAAACCGTGAGGAGTTGTGCCGCCGTGCTGTTGGTGATGGCGACGGCTTCGCTCCAATCAAACTTCGCCACCTCCACCCGTCCGTCGTCGCGCAGGTACGAGCCGGGCACCATGTAGTTGCCCATGAGACGGAAGGTCTTCATGAACGACGGATCACGGCGGGTCGGGTTCTGCAAGCGGGCGAAGACGAGCACCGAGGTGTCGAGCAGGAAGCTGACGCTCGGAGTGAGCCCTTCCTTCGTCGTGTCGACCACCATGTACGACGTGCGGACTTCGGGATTGCCTACAAAGAGCTTCGTCGCCTCGGCGGGCGTCACGTTCGGGATGGCGTAGTCCCCCGCCGCGACGAATCGGCTGCGCACGTTGGGCGCATTCTTGAAGAGTCTCCAGGCCCCGGCGCCGAAAAGGACGCCGACACCCATGAGCGAACCGTACCGCGCCGCCTTGATGACGGAGAGGATTTGCGCGTCGATGTCGTCGATCGGATCGCTGCCGCTGCCGCCGGACCAGGTCTTGCTCAGCGCGCCGCCGGTCGTCGCGGCCAGCGCGGTGTTGATGACGGACTGCTCGTGGGCCAGCGCGGCCACTTCGGCCACGATGGTCGCGCCTTCCATCAGCGCGTTGGTCAGCGCGGCCTCCTCGATCATCTCAAGATAATCGATGGGGAAGTCGAGCGCGTTCGGCTGGCAGTTGTAGGTGGCGTCGGTCGCGTCAAAGCTGAGCACGGTCGCGCGCCCGCCGATGGCCCGAGCGGTGTCGGGCGGCAGGAAACGGTTCTTTTCCGTGTAGATTTTGTAGCGGCCAATGCTGGTGGGAACTTCCACCGTGGGCGCGAGGAAATCGGCCACAGGCTGCACGGCGGACTGCGCCGCGCCCTGGGCAAATTCCCGCAGCATCGGGCTGGAGGTAATTGCGGATAAACTAGGCATATATTATTTTGGGTAGCCGCCGCACGCTGGGCGGCGGTCTGTTATTTCTGTAGCCGCCGCCGTGAGGCGGTGGCGTTTTCTGTAGCGGCGGTCTATGACCGTCGCTGATTGTGGTTAAAGGGTGATTGTTGGAACGACCCCGGATGTGCTATGACCAGACTCATGCCTGATGAGCTCTGCATTGCCACGGTTTTGCTGGCATCGCTGCTTACTTTTGTAGGCTTTGTTCTGCTATATCGGTCCACTGGTTCGACAACTTGGAAGGCAAGTCGATCCGTTGAACCATTGACCAAAACCAACTGGGTAGGGGCCATTCTCTTTGCAGTTGTTTTTTCCTTTGTGGCAAACGACTGGGTGTCGATAGCGTTGATTCCGTTTAGATCTTCGCATCCTGATCTGGTTGGAACCGTAGCGTTGACCGGCATGCTACTGGTCTTTTGCTCGGTGTTTTTTTTCAGCATCTTCTTGGATAAGCGAACACCCTTGCGTGGAATCCTCGCGATTGTTTTTTGCATCATCACAGGTGTCTTCCTCTACGGCATTCTAGGTGTTCACTAAACAGTGACCGTCCCAAACGTCGGACGCATGCGAACAAGCTGCCCATCGACGAACGCCTCCTCGGCGATGCCGACGAGACGATAGGTGCCCGAGCTCGCGGTCAGCACGGCCTTCGAGCGGACCTTGCCCTTGTCCGCGGCGGTGGTGACGCCGTCGGCCAGAACGAGCAGGTCGCCCGGGTTGCCCGCGCCCTTCGCGGTGACGCGCACCGTGCGCTGCGGACTGAGCGGACGCACCGTCGCCTTCGCGCCCGAGGTCGCGCCGTAGACCAGCACGTAAACGGCGTAGTCGTTATTGGCGGCGGGCCGCGTGACGACAATCGTGCCGGAGCTGTTATAGGGCGCGACGAGGACGTCGGCGTAAGTGGAAAGATCCTCGCCCGTGGTGAGCAGAAGATCGCCTTCAATGGTGTTGGATTGACTCATAAAAAGTTAAAAGTTTAAGGGTAAAAGTTAAAGGTTCTGAATCGGGCAAGCAGGAGCGAGGCAGAGACATCAGTCCCTTTCCCCTTCTCCCTTTACCCTTTTCCTTGTCAGGCCAGCTCCGGTTCGGCGGCTTCGCCCTCGGCCATGCGGAAGGCGGCGTGATGGCCGATTTTCAACTGGCTCTGGAGCTGGCGCGCGCGGTTGGCGATTTTTCGCGCGGAGGCGGAATCGGGTTCCGGCGCCAGCGGACTGAGCAGGTGCAGGTTCGGGCGATGCCGGCCCGGTTGATGCAGCGGAGCGGGCGCCTCGGGCACACGCAGCGCTTTGAGGAGCGCGAGCGTGCCGTCGCGATTGCCCAGGAGCTGCGCGCGGACGACATCACGATTGGTGATCACGTCGGCGAAGCGTTCCAAGTCCGCATCGGCCTGCGCCTCGGCGAGCCGCGCGCAGCGATTGCGCAGCGTCTCGAGTTCGCCCAGTTGCCCGCGCAGTGCGTCCGCGATTTCCGCGTCCGTCGCCGTGCCGGGCAAGTGGAGTTGTTGGAGAAGTTCGGTTCGTAGGTTCATGTTGGTTAGGGTTGAAGTTTGAAGGTCGAAGAAAGAAGGATCAGAATTCGGAACTTCTTCCTTCTTCCTTCTCACTTCTTGCCTTCGGTTGGAAAGCGGCGCCAGCCCGGGCAGGTTCGGGTCGTTGGTGAGCGCGAGTCGGTCGAGGCGGCGCGGACGCAGATGCGCGACCTCGCGGTCTCCGGCGGACGCGGTCCACTGATCGCAATCGGCCCGGTTCCAGACCGGCGAGGCGAGCCGGTAACGCCCGCCCGTGAGCGCCTGGTGCCCGAGATCGGACCAGCGGATCTGCGCGTAGAGGCCATCGTCGCGATGGTCGAGCGCGCTGATCCAACCGGCGGCGGTGGTCGGCTGCGCGGGGTCGTGCGAAGCATGATCGAAGTCGACGAGCAGGCCCGGAAAATTCGGCTGCCGCGCCTCTTCGTTAAACGTCCGCCGCATGGCTTCGCACGCTTCCGCATCGATCACTTGCAGCGCACCAGTCGGGTGCGGAAAAGTGCCGTGCGGCGCGATGTGAAACCAGCCGTCGGGAGAGGGTTGGAAGGTGGGGGTTTCGTTCATGGTTGGGGAAAAGTTTTGAGGTGGTTAGTTGAAAAGGCAGGTCTCACACGGAGGCACGGAGACACGGAGGGGGAAGGTTTCACGCAACGACGCGACGGACGCAACGGAGGGAGGAAGGCAGGACGCAATTTCCAAATTGGCCAAATTACCAAATGGGGACGAGGGGGAAGGCAACGAAGTTGCGGGGACAAGTGCGTTCCCAAGCTCCTGCGGAGGGCAGCAAACTTGGGAACGAGGAGGCAGGGAAATCGGGGCTTGTCGGGAGGGCGGTTCGGTTGAAGACTTGGGGGCATGGACACCACCGAAGTCACCTCCGAAGGCGCGCTGATTCACTTCACGCGGTACGATCTCGAGCTGTTGCACAACGTCCTGACGCTCGTCGGCAAGGAGGCCGATGCGGCCGCGTTCGAGGAGGAATCGGGCAGCGCGCTGATCGATGTCCAGCGGATGCTTGAAAAGGTGAAGCGGACTTATACGCAGGTTATTGAGACGTAGGCGCTCATCGTTCCTCTCCATGACCGACATTCTCATTTTTCTTGGAGTCGTTGGGGGTGCGAGTTTTTTCATCAGTGCAGTTGCTTTGATCATTTCGGCGACATTTCTTCTGTTAAGGACTACGGGTCTGTATTTAGGTTCGACTGAAAACGCTGTGATGGTTCGAAAACGGATCGCGTTCCATGGTTGGACTCTCTTTTATTCGGCCATCTTTCTCATTTGCTTTTTTGTTGTCGTCATTCAGTTCTTGAGGGATTGATCTCATTCGGCGTTTTCAGCCTCCGCTGTCGGCGCTTTCGGCAGCGGCACAATCGGATAATTCCGGAGGCGGATTTTGTAGCCGGTCTTCTCGGCCAGCTCCGCCGGATCGATCTCGTAACCGGCCCGCGCCAGCTTCAGCGCCTGGTCGATCACGTCGCCGGGATCGAGCGAGCGCGTCGCGGCCAGCTCGAAGTAGGCTAGTTGCGGCTGCCCCGGAAAATGTTTCGCCAGCAAGCGCGCATCGAATTGCTGCTGGAAAATTTCCGAGATCAGCGCGGCCTCGGATTCGGTCAGGTCATCGAACGCCTTCTGGTGCGCCGCGCCCGCCAGCGTGCCCGTGCCCGGCTCGGCCAGTGCCGTCAGCTTTCCGCCCGTCGCGGCCAGCACGATCATCTCGTCCTGGTAGCGCAGATGTTCCGCGAACGGATTCTGCCCGCGCGCGCCCGCGTCGACGGTGTGGATGCCCGTGCCGTGCGGCACCGTCCCGCGCGCGTCGCCGATGATCGCCTCGGCCTGCGCCTGGTACTCGGCCTCGCGCTCGGCGGGGATGTCGGGCGGCAATTCGAGAAAGAGCGGCGGCAGGCCGTAGGTCTCGACGAAGCCGTCCCAGTCCTTCTGGCTCAGGCTCTGCCGCACATGCGCGATCACCGCGATCTCATCGATCGGCGCATCGCACTCGCGCACGAGAAATTTTGCGGGGTCGAGTTCCGGATCGCCCGGCATCGGCAAACCGGGCCGAGCCATCGCGTTGTATTGCCACGGGGCCTCCGGGCCGAGCCGCGCCCAGAACCATTGCGGCACCGGGCGCAGCTCCGTCGCGCGGCCCTGCCGGTCGTCGATCCGCTCGAGATGGGCGTAGCCGCGAAACTCGGCGAGCGCGAGAAACGTCACCGCTTCGCGCAGGTTGCCGATGCGCTCGTAGGCGTCGCGCAAGACGGAGGCTTGCCGGGCGGCCAGGGTGCGGGAATTTTGCGCGGTTGCCTCGCCGCCACGCACGCGGATGTCCCAGTCGAGCCGGGTGAGCGCGGCCTGACGCCGCTGCAGGACGGCGCGCAGCGTCGGGTTGCGCTTTTCGACAAAGCGATAGAGCCATTGCAGCCGGGCGTAGTTGCCGCGCTCGGCGGCCTCCAGCATTGTCACGAGTTGCGCGATGGTGAGACCGCGCAACGGATTATACTGTGCCCGCCAATTGGTGGAGAGCTGAAGATTTTTGAGATAAGTGCTTGGTTTCATGTTAGGTAAATTTTTTGATGGGTCCTATAGGTCGAATAGGTCTGATGGGTCTGATGTTTTTCATGAGAGTCATCAGACCTATAAGAGCTAGCCAACGACGCTCCTTTCGCGGCGGGCTTGGCCGCGCAATGAGGGCAAGGCCCGGAAGGTTGGTACTACGGTCTGGGTTTCGTGGTTGATCGGGGCGAGCAACTCCGCCAAGGCGGCGTAGGCCGTTGCCAAAAGAAAATGGTTTTCGCAGTGATCGAGGTAGCGCAGCGTCTTGCCATCGGGGCTGCGTTCCTGGCGCGCGCCGGCGAGGAGGTGGCGCTCGTAGAGATCGAGGACGGCGCGGGTCTCGTCGGTGGCCGTCGGCAAAAGAAAGCGCGGCGAGGAAAGCAGGGAAGCGGTACCATCGGCGTGTTCGCGCAGACGCGGCTGCGCGGCACTGGACGGCAGCAATTCGGTGATAACGCGCTGGATGGTTTCGTCGCGATGGGCGGCGAGCAGCGGATAAATCCGACCTTCCTGCGTCCGCGCGACTTTGTGGCGGAGGCCCTGGCCTTCACGCTGGGTGAACTCAACGGGGGCGCAGCGGATGTTTTGCCATTTTTCGGTGGCGGCGTGCCAGTGGGGGAGAATTAGGGTGGCGTCGGGGGAATGGGTCTTATGGGTCGGATAGGTCTGATTTTTTTCTGAGAGGCGGGTGAGTCCGTCGCACGGCGGTTGACGGCTACCAACTGCACCGCCGATGGGGACATCGGCGGCTACCACGGAAGCGCGACGGCTACCGTTGAGGTTTCTGCTGAAATAGATGTTTTTGGTTGGATCGGAGGAGGAGGGGACGGTGTCTTCATTGAGCTCGTTGAGCAGGAAGGCGAGGTCGCGGGAGAGATCGCGCAGCGGCCCCGCATCCACGCACAAAGCCCGCAGGTTGAGCGCGCGGAAAAGTTCCGGCACGCGGGTGCGGACGCGCTCGGCGGCGATGGGTTCGATCCACAAGAGCCGCGCGGCGTGGGGCGGCTTCGCTTCCACGGACCGCGCGACGAACCAGCATTGGTCGCCCAGGTCCAGACCCGCGTAGGTGGCGAAGGCAGAAGGAGGAAGGGAGAAGGATGAAGTCTCAGAATTGCCTTCTCCTTCTACCTTCTTCCTTCTCACTTCTACCTTCCCAAGGACGTAATTCTCGCGGGCCGCTTCCAAAACCGCGGGCGTCAGCGTCTGCGTGCTCGATTTCGGCAAGGCGAGCCGGTCGGTGCAGAAGACGTTCATGTGCGCCGGATCGCGAATCGCCAGTTGCCAGGCGGCAACGATTTGCGCGAGGTCGATGTCGGGCATGAGGAGTTGCGAGAGGCGATAACTCCAGCGACGTTGCGCTTCGCGTTCAGGGGCCTGGGCGCGCCATTCGGGGTGGGCGCGGTCGAGGGCGGTGCCGCATTCGGGACAGGCGAGGACGTAGGTTTGACCGGGGGCGTAGGGGATGGGATGCCTTTCCTGTA